GTTTGGGTAAGTTTGGCAAAGCAAATGATTCATTTGGATTAAGGTTGGCTTCCAATTTGTAAAATAGTAACACTGATTGGTAGTCTACATCTACTGACGTATCAGCAGCATGTGCAGGATCTTTGAATTCAAAAATTTCTTGTAAAACTGGACCCTTGTCACCACCTGAGTAGTGAACAACGGTATAACCTATTGGTAGATAACGCGTGTTATCAGATGAGAGATCGTAATCTATATCTACCTGTGTCCCAGTAATTTGAGAATCCGAAAATAATGCTAAGACTGACGAAATGACATCAAAGACAGTAACTGCTACTTCAATGCCACCTTCAAATGTTTTCCACGTCTTCTCTATCCATGTTACAATTTCAGAGTTGGTAATGCTACCAAGATTAAACAAATCGGCAATGCCTAATTGTCTATTCTTGTTGCTTTCAAACTTGGATGGTGAATAAGTGTTGATTGATTTAAGTGTGTTTGGTAAACTAATCCTTAAAGGTACTTTCTGTACTAAATATGAGCCTGGACCTGGAAACATAGTTGGGTCTATTGTGTAGGATCCTAATCTATATTTAGATAGGCCTATCTGGTTTCCAGCTCCTACTGTTAAGTCAAATCTTCGATATAAAGCTAGTTGTTTAAATGTTCTTATCATATCTTTCTGGGATTGACCATCAGAGATTCTATTCATGGAGTTCATCTGAGGATTGGACAGTTTAACTGTCCAATCTACAGTGAGTGCTCCACTCATCATAGATTCTTTAATAGCCGCTCCTTCGAAATTGATAGCTTGTCCGACTTGAATTACATATAGTACTGCTTGAGTAGTGAATCTTCTGTCATTCTTTGGTAATGTGAAATAATCTGTCTTGTCATTCTTTATTGGGAGAGATACTTTCCATGGTGCATTAGCTTTACCATCAGCGGACTGCTGGTGAGCTTTTGCAACACGAAGTACGTCGTCTATAGTGCTGAATTGCTGAACATCATCAGGATCTGTATCAAAATATGCTATATATCTAGCGTTGATAGATGATGGAATGTTCGGCTTGTAGGACACGACAAATTTACTGAATTTATAGAACTGATAAGCGTTTGATAGTAGTTCCAAACGAGTACCTGGAAATGTGTGAGGTGCAATATCATATTTGAATACTACTGCAATCTCACCATCAAGGTCGTTTGTTCCGAATAATTTTACTGTTGAAACGAAATCAGATCCAGACATAACAGTCGATTTGGATTTGTTGTTGCTTACTTTTGGTTTGTTAATTGATTTTGAAACAACCAGACTAAGCTGATTGTTCTGATTTTTGTTGATTTTCTTCTTTTTTGAGGGACTCTTTTTCAAGAGTTTTGTCCCCGATTTTGTTATAACTTCTAGTTTTACCATAGCCTCGTTGAGTTGGTGTTGTTTTTCTTGTTGTTGGTTTGTGTTTTAATGTCTCTTTTTGACGTGGCCTAGGCTCCACATCATACTTGATACCAACATGGTTGATTATAGCAGTTAAATTCGTCATATATCTGTCCCTGTTAATTAATGTCATGAACTTATTGTTCAATCTATCATTAATTAATTTAGCCATTTTATTATACTGACGTATCTTTGTTTCTTGATCCTTGCTATTCAACTTGAAATCACCGTTCTGTTTAACTACTCCATCCTCCGTTGTCACGAATCCTAATTTGGAAACAGGCAACATTTGTGTTATATAAGGTTCTAACAAACTAACTACAAATTGGATGAATTCTTCATCTTTCATGGTTTTGGTTGAGGTTGACTCAAAAGTACTACAAAGTTTATCATGATCTCCAGCAAAAGCAACTTCAAAAGTTGAATTTGTTGAATTGCAATCCAATCTACTCATATATTCATCTTTAGTATATCTACCAGAAAGATTAACACGGAGAAATGCTTCCATTCCTATCAACGTGAAAATGTTTTTCTTGGTATCCTGAGGATTGAACATGCCTGCCCATTTGTTAAATATGTTCGTAACAAAATCGTAGCAGCCATAACTAACTAAGTATTTCTTTAGAGCCCTAACAGCATCTACTGAAGTTTTACCATTCACAAGTACCTTGCCAACTAATGAAAGTTCCGATGGTCCTTTCATTGATTCTACAGTGATCACAAATCCAAATTTACCTACAAATTTTCTGAACCCATCAATATGCGTATCAGCGATAAGGGAATCATCACCATAACAGAATCGAATACAATTCCAAGCTTTGTTAATATCAAATTTACATACTAAGTGATAGTATGCAAATTGTAAAAACGCTGCTAAGAAAGTATTACCTACTGTAGTTAGTGCTGATCCGGACAATCTTAAAGCCAATGCGAACAAAAAGAATAATTTTGCTCTATTTTTAGCATGTAATTTCTTTTCTTCTTTTGTTCTCATATCAAATTTAAATTCAGTATT